TCAAATCCCTCCGTTCGGGTTGTACATCATGAACGTACGGAGCTCACCCTCTTGTTGGGAGATATCCTTGAACGTGCTGACATGTCCCTCAATCCACTGGTTGGCCTGCCTTGGCGACAAGTCCCAGTTAAAGGTGAGTAAAACCTTAACGAAGTTTTCTGTAGTGATCGTGCGTCGACCGCTCGGCTCCATCACTATGGCCTGCCTGAATGCTGTCTCGATATCGTCTCTTCTTGGCATAATGCACCCCCGCAATACTGTTTTTATATACAGTATTTGTCATCAGAGAATATATCAAGAAGGCGAAGCCTATTGATGATCAGAATGTTGATGAAGATTTTTCTATTCCTAAACATTCTCTTTGCAACACATAGGCTTATCTTTATAGGATTTGTCCCACTACATTCTCGATCGATGCCACGCCCGATGGTAGACTATGCCCCTCATAAAACTGATGATAAGAAAATGTTAAAACTTTTTGCTAAATACACTTCTGTTGGCTTAATCAACACGCTCATCCATTGGGTTATTTTTGCCATGTGCATTTACGTTTTTCATACGAGCCAGGCGCTAGCCAACTTTTCTGGATTCATAGTCGCTGTGAGTTTCAGCTTCTTCGCTAATGCACGATTCACGTTCAATTCCTCTACTACCACTTTGCGCTATATGCTCTATGTAGGCTTCATGGGTGGGCTGAGTGCCGCTATTGGATGGATGGCTGACAAGTCCGGTATGGCACCGATTATTACACTCGTTGCCTTTTCTGCTATCAGCCTGGTGTGTGGTTTTATTTATTCCAAGTTCATTGTCTTTAGGGATGCGAAATGAAAATCTCTCTGGTCGTTCCGGTATTCAACGAAGAGGACGCAATTCCAATCTTCTATAAAACAGTCCGGGAATTCGAGGAGTTACAGCAGCATCAGGTTGAAATTGTATTCATCAATGACGGCAGTAAAGATGCTACTGAAGCCATTATTAACGCCCTGGCGCTATCCGATTCGCTTGTCGTGCCGTTATCTTTCACGCGTAATTTCGGCAAAGAGCCGGCTTTATTTGCTGGTCTTGAGCATGCCACGGGCGATGCCATCATCCCTATCGATGTTGATTTACAGGACCCAATTGAGGTGATCCCTCACCTCATTACGAAGTGTCAGTCCGGGGCCGATATGGTGCTGGCAAAGCGAGCAGATCGCTCTACAGACGGCAGGCTGAAGCGAAAAACAGCAGAGTGGTTTTATAAACTGCACAATAAAATCAGCAGCCCAAAGATTGAAGAGAACGTTGGCGATTTTCGCCTTATGTCCAGGGAAGTAGTAGAAAATATTAAGCAGATGCCAGAGCGAAACCTTTTCATGAAAGGTGTGCTGAGTTGGGTCGGCGGGAAAATTGATGTTGTCGAATATGCTCGCGCAGAACGCGTCGCCGGAGATTCCAAGTTTAACGGATGGAAACTGTGGAACTTAGCTCTTGAGGGTATTACCAGCTTCTCCACTTTCCCGTTGCGCATGTGGACCTACATTGGCCTGGTCGTGGCTGGCTTATCATTCCTGTATGGCGCATGGATGATTATCGATACCCTTGCTTTTGGCAATCCGGTACGAGGCTATCCATCGCTTCTTGTTTCTATACTGTTTTTGGGCGGGATACAGCTTATCGGAATTGGCGTTCTCGGTGAGTATATCGGAAGGATTTATGTCGAGTCGAAACAGCGACCGAAATATCTGTTGAAAAGTAGGAAATGTGATGATCAACGTTAAGGAACGATATCTATTATCTGTGTTGATACTAGTTGTTATTGTGGCTACAAGTGATTTGTTCCTCATAAACTCAGGTGATTTCTATCGCCTTGATTATGGTTTCATGAACGATGCCGCGATGTTCAACCGTGATCTTCCACTTATTTTTAATATTAGGCCGTCATTTCTCCCGCTGTGGGAATACGACTATAAAAGCTCATATACAGTTCTGGTGTATTGTTACGCATGGCTATTATCATGGATTACACCTTTTTTTGATATGCGTGTTTTCGCCTCATTGCAGAAAGCATTTTACATAGCCTCTGTTTATTTGCTTTTCTCATGCTGTAGCGATATAAATAAAAAGTGGCTAAAGTTTCCGATATTTGTTATTTGCTGCATACCATTATTATCATCTTCAATTCTGAGCTTTTCCAACTCTCTTTATCAGGAGCAGGCTTTGATTCTTTTCATGCCGCTTCTGATGGTTGCCATTTATAAGAGAATGGACTTTTCAACGTTTTTGATTTTGTCTTTTATTGCGTGCTCTAAAAGCCAGTTCTTTTATCTACCACTGCTGATGCTTGTTTACTATGTCATTTATGACAGAGAGCATATGTTAAGAAAACTGGCCATGATGGTTGTTGCTCTTGGGTTGGCAGTCTCCTGTATTGTGTTTACTACCACAGCAACTACGTATAACAAGTATCACTCCGCGTACTTTGGTGTATATGCACTGGATAAGTATGCTGGCCTGAACAAGGCTCAGTATGATAAAGACTGCGCGGGCGTTGATGCGTGGGGTAATGTCTTGAGCCTTGAAGAGGGTGCCATACCAAGTGATATAGGAGAGTCCTGCTTCAAAAAACATCCCGAGGCCGGATTTAAGAGCTCTATCCAATACCTAGCAGAAAATCCCATGACAATTATCACTCTCCTTTTCGATAAAAACATCAAATCGCAAATGGACGAGGATTATTTTCATGTCTACAAATCAATAAAAGTGATGGTGAATGACCACGGATTTACAAGTAAAGTAACCCATGCAAAGCAGAAACTTTATAGCTCACTCAGGCCTATTCTTTCAATAATAATCCTGATAGCTTCAGTAATCTTTTTCAGAAACAGGCTGAGCGGTTTGCTTTTTCTCGCCAGCGCCACTGCTATATCTCAGTTTTACATAGCTTTCATCGGTGAAGGGTATCGTGACCTTGCAAAGCATCTGATGCCAATGAATTTCAGCTTCGATATGTCCGTCTTCATTCTGTGCATACTAATTGTATCTGCATTGAGCAAGAAGCTCAGAGCGTAAAAAGAGGCCCATATAGGGGGCCTTTCTTTTCCCC